TGTTTTATTTGCATTTAAATTTTATTATTCTCTAAGTTAATTACTTTAAAATATCGTAACATAAACAATGGACGGAAGGTATGATAAAGCTTAAAAAGAAGTATAACGTTGAATTTCTAGGCAATGAAAAGCGTAAAATTAGATCAGACGTAAGCCCAATAGGAGAATATAGATATTTTTTACTAAATTGCCTTAGACGAGATGTCCCTCGTAGAATTATACTTAAAGTCCTACAAGATAACGATGAAAGGTTTGGTGACTACACTTTAGCTAGGTTAAATCTCTATTGTTCACGTATGTTCAGGCGTACACCAATAGATAAAGTAAGCAAGAGCTTCAAGGGTATCATAGTAAAATCTATTTTGTTTATGATGTGTCTTTCTTTTGTACCAAATCATTTAGAAGCCCAAGGGGTGAATTATTATAACAATACTGAAAAAATAGAGAGCCAGCCTATTTTTATGAAAGATGACTTTTATACAAATACGAATAACCTAACATTAGATCAATATTTTTCATATAGAATGCCTATTAATAATGCTGGCTATAACTTAGAAAAAGGTAAAATTTTGTCAAGCCTACTAGGCACTCAAAATAGTTTAAATGGTGCAAATATTCAGCTGTATCAACAAAAGACCAAGGAAACTATTTTTTTACTTAGCAAACTATTAAAACAACAAGAAATTTTTAATAGATACAATATATTACAAACTAAAACGAATATTGCACAATAGAGGTTTAATATAATGGATGATAAAAAACAAGAATTAATAGATTTATCAGAATACGAAAACGATTTTACAAAAAAATACATACCAATTATTGTTGATAGATTTCATAAATGCCAGTACTCTGATGTTGTGGAGATAGAAATTCCAGAGCAAAGTATACAAGGACGCTCAACATATAGGTTTTCAATGATAGAAACACAAGACGACTATTCGTTTTTTGTCGGTTTTGTTAAAGAGGACGGTGAAGAAGAGTATTTTGCAACGCCTTTTCTTGAAAAAGATGTCATTGATATGTCAATCCCTATAACAGACTATCTTGATAATCTGATAGCTGTTGGAATTTGTGTGGCATTTGACGATAATCAGGAATATTAAAGGCAAACACCACACGTTATTTAGTTGTATTTTATTGAAGATGATTGACTTTCGTTAGCATTTGCAATGATAGTTGCATTTTCTACTGCTCTATTGCCAACTTGTGTTGCATACTTACTATCCATTATATGCTTTGAAGCTTCTTCAAATTTATTGTTTTCAACAAGATTATGAAAGCTCTTAAATTGAGAAAAACCGCCCATACCCATATTATAAGCCATATCCATATAGACTTTTTGTACTGCTTCTGGCTTATCTTTTAAAAAAGGATACTCTTCAAACACTTGTTTTTGAAGCTTTGCAAGTTTTAGTTCCAGGATTTGGTCTGATACTTCTTTACTCATCGGCTCTACTCTTCCACCATTTAGTGCTAGCTCGTCTTTTGTAAGAGATGAAACTTTAAAACCATATCCAACTGTAGGATACCCAGCAGGACAATTATAAATCGTTTCACTATATCCCTCGTGTTTTTTAATAGTAGTGGTCAAATCTTCATTAGATATAGCATTAAGGCTTGTTTTAAAGGACTCCGTTATTCCACTACTTAACTTGCTAAGCTGATCGAATTGGAAGTCTTTGTCCGTTAACAATCTGACGATAGAGGCAATAGTTTCAAGTAATTTTTTCATATCACCCATCGCATATTGCTGTATTGAGTTTTGAAACCAGTTTAGACTGTCACTGAAAATTGAGCTAGTCTTTTCTGCATTCTTTTTTGAAACCTCTTTAATGGCTTCGTCACCTTTTAACGCTAAATTTGCTAAATATCTATTTTTTTCTTCGACAAATACATCCGCTTCTGCTAGCTCTTTTAATCGTTTATTGTCTAAATTTGGATCATCAATCCCCTTTAGAATAAACTCATTTTGATTAGTTTGTTTTAAATAGGCTATGGCTTTTTCTTTTTCTGCAACGCTATCTTTGGACGATATTAGCTCAATAGCCATATTTCTTTGTGCTTTTATTAACTCATCAATTTTTAAAAGATCATCATTTTTTAGACTTCTTGTATCAAAGGCATTGTTTTTTAGCAAGAGTGTTGTAAATTCGTCTGATGACATAGACATCAAATAATCTTTTGTATCGCCAAAATTTGGCTTATCGCTTGCAATATTAACTCCAGAACTTCTAATTGTACTATCTATTCTTGCAAGTTTTTGCATATCCATAGCTTCTATTATTTGTAATTTTGCATTGTTTAGATGCGCTTCTTCTAGTGCCTTTTCGCTAGTGCTTGACATAAAAAGAAAGCCCTGATCTTTATTTTGATTTTCCATTATTTTATTGTTAAACCCCTCTTTTAGTATATTGTTATCTGAATTGGTAAAATAATGCTTTATACTATATGTATTGCCGACTTCTGTAACATCCATAACTTTTAATGCACTACCCAACCATTCAAATCTTTCATTCATTGTTTCAATAAATTTTATAAGCTCTCTTTCGCTCATTGGCTCTTTTGAAACATAGCCTGAGAATTGCCTATGTTCAAAATTATTTTTTTCCATAAAATGCTTTATGTCAGAATAAGGTTTGCTGGTATTGTTCTTGCCAAAAATGTTTTCTAGCTCATTTGTTGATAAGTCAAAATTAATGGCTTTTCGTGAACCTCTATTTTTATCGCTCACTTCCAAACTCCCATATCATCACCAATTATATCGCTGTTGCCCTCTTTTTGACTAATCCAAACCCACTCTTTGACATTTTTAGTTATCCACTCGTTTTTAATGGCGTGTTTATAAACAAACAGACCTAAATTTGCCAAGTCATTTTCATCACCCTTTGCGTGAAAGGTATTTTTATCAATTTTGATTAAGTCGCACTGCTTAGCAAGTTTGTCCAAATACTCATAGATCACGTCTAGCTTATACTTTTTCTCTTTTAAAACCTTTTCTTCATCGATCACGATCTTTGTGCCTAGTAGTGGGTAAGCCATTGTTTTTCCTTTTTAATTTTCAAGAGTTTGTTATCAATTTTACTACATTTTCTTTAGCATATTGATGTTGTCGCCTAAATCTGATGTTTTATTAATTTTTTGCTTGTTTTCAAGGTTTTTCTTGATCTCTGTGGTAATATTTTCGTTGCTTGTTAGTGCTGTAATCTCTTCAAGTTGTAATGGTTTGTCGAGCCTTGTTATATAGGTTATGCTTTTTGGAGCGTCTATAAATTTCTCTGCTGAAGAAATTTTGACACTTCTTTCTAGTTCATCATTTAAGACTGGAGTTAAAACATCTTTAACTTCATCCTTATACTTAGCTAGGATTGGAGCATTTTCGATAAGGATACTTTTTTGTGAAGTTGCAACACTGACACCCACGCCAGAGCTAATAAATTTTTCAGAATTTTCATTAAGTTGTAATACCTGCATAAGACGTTCGGTCTTGTTTTTTAGATCAAGTAGAGCAGGGTAGTCAAGTTCATTTATTAGTTTTTCCCTTATAAAATCTTGGCTATTGTTTGCTAGTCCTTGTTTGAATACGTCTATAATAAAATGTAACTTGTCATTTAAATTGGCAAGGTTATCATTTCCGCCAAATATAGAGCCTAAGTTTGGTTTAATAAATTCTAAAACTTCATTTTTCTTGGCTCTATATGAAAAATTTATAGGACTATCTATATATCTTGGAGTATTTATTAAAAAATCCTGCAAATGGACATTGCTTACAAGCTTTGAAATATTACTAAACGATCCCTTTACCATATCCTCTTTTGTAGCAAAATCCCACCTAAGATCATTCTCAAACCCTGATTTTGCTTTAGTGTCAAGTACCGTTGCTCTTGCATTTACTTCAAGAAAATTTGAAGAAGCATTAAACTTTCTTTTAGTGTCATCGTTAATAACGGCAATAAATCTATCTAATCCATTTATTTCAAAAATTTGACTAGGGGTTTCACTTTTTGTAGAGAGTTTACTTATATCGCCCAGCTCAACTTTATTAATTTCGTCAGTGCCAAGCGCTTTAAAATTATCTTTTATAGAAGTAACAAGACCATCAACAACCTTGCTTAGCATAATGAGGTTAAGTCCTTGCTGTAATTCATTGGTAGAATTTAGAGAAATTTGATTAATGCCAAACATATCTACTGATTTGTTAATACTATTAATAGCACTTTGGCTTAAATAAACATCACCATAGTTATTTTTTGGATCATAAAGACTAAGGTTGATGACACTATTTTGGGGGTCGTTTTTAAAATCTTCAAAGTTCATAATTAATCCTTTTGAATATTAAGATAGCAAAAATATATCCTTAAATATCTTAAATTATCCTTTAAAAGTCTTTTAAAAATTTGCATTCAAAATTATTCCATTTTGCTCTAATATCATCAAAAATACTTTGATTTGGCGTTAAAATTGAGCTTGCTATTTTAAGATTAAATTCATCATCTATGAAGCCAGCTACAAATAAGAGCTTACTAGCTTTGCTGACCATAAGCTGGTGGTAGCATTGATAGATATACTCTTTTGGAATTACCTTAAATTTTAAAAGCTTTAGGTATATATTGGCACTTGTCTTAATTTCAAGCACAATGTCGTTTTCTTTTTCGTATCCGTCTAGCGAGGCAGAAAATCTATCATCCTCATCGTCAAGAAGAACTATTGGATTAAAATTTAAATCGTAATTCTTATTGATATGCTCTCTAATAGTGTTTTCAGTAACTTGCCCCTTTTTTATAGCGTTTAAGATTTTACTTTCTCTTGGGCTTAAATTCATTTTGTTTTCAAGCCTAGAAATGTAGTTTTGCTTTATGCCCAGCTTTTCAAAAGCAAGCTCTTGTGGGGAAGTAAAACCTTTACCATACAAAATAGGCGTTTCGCTCGCATTGAATTTACTTCTGCGATATTCAAGCCACTCTTGTGTACCTTGTTCTAGTTTTACTTCCATACCTTATCCTTTTACGCTACTACTTCGGCGATATCTGGCTTATCATTAAGTTTTTTCTCGGCAAATCTAAGTTCATCGTTGCTTAACTCGATAATGTCGCTCTTGCCAAAATGGTTTATGATTTTTTCTAACGCAACGCCCTTACGATGTGCTAACTCAGCAATATATAATGGTGTTATTGTAGAGTTGTTTGCAATTTCGTTTCTGCTAACTCTTTCTGCGATTTCAAGTTCATCAGGTTCATTTTCAAAGTATCCTAATCCGCAAAGTGATAGGGTTGCACGACGTTTAGCTTTTGTTTCAGCTTTCATAACCGCCAAACATAGTGCCTCACCTTGTGTTTTATCATTAATGACTACACAAGCAGTTGCAATGTCTTCTCTGCCGCTTTTATCTCTTACGGTTGCTGTTACTTCAAGCATTCCCAACTCTTTATCAATATTCCTAGTACAAGAAACTACGCTTACTCCATTGATTGCTCTGATCTGTTCTGCACCGCTCTTTGTCATATAGAGGCGTTTTTGACCTTGAAAGATCAGGTATTCAAAAGGCTTGGTTAGAGGATTTACTCCGATACTCTTGCAAGTTTGCAAATAATAGCTCTCGCATTCACTTTCGCTTAACTTTGAGAGATCGCCCATAATTAAGGCACGCTCATAGTTGCCTACACTTACACCTTGGTTGTCGTTTGCAACAACTTCGTTTTGATTTTTCATATTTTACTCCTAAATAAGATTTTAATTAGTGTAATTATACTACTCTATAACTTAA